CCGGGCAACTTTCGTGAAATATGACAGAGAAAAACGGCGGGATGCCTGGTACGGACAGAAATCACTCCTCAAAACCGGGAATATAGGGATTTGCATTATTGCCACAGGCAATACGGACAATGCGACGCCAGTTTCTGCGCATCATCAGGTATTTGAAAGCGTCACTGAAATTGGTAGAAAACATGGGAAGTTTCTTCGGGGCAAGCTTTTCACTCTTCTTGATCTTGAACACCACCTTGGTTTCACCCTTATAGCGGATGCCGGCTGGGGCTTTCTCAACGCTGCTGACCATTTCACGGCAATTCACCGCATCAACCAGCAATCGGGGCAATTGCCCATTCTCTCCCTTCATCAACTCCTGCATGAATCCGTATTCCTCCGACTGGGGGATGATGCTCTGTCTGCGGCTCATCAGAATGACGGTCCATCCGGTCCGCCGACCATCGGCATCCTTCTCTATGGCATCCTTTATCTTCCTGGCATAATCCTCCCCCTGTCTTTCAAAATTATTGCCGGCCCGGTCATAATACAACGATAGTTCCTTACATTCATGTGAGGCAAAGAAATCCAAGAACTGGTCAGCCAACTCACGGAACCACCCGGGAGGTATCTCGAAAAAGTTTTTGTGGCATCGGTAATACGCTCCGTCTTCCTGTCCAATCACGAATGAAAGCATGTTGCCGAAGTCCATGCCGCCATCCAAAGGCTCGTCATGCCGCAGATAGCGCAACTCCCGACTATTTTCCGCCGGCTCCCCTCCAGGACTCCCGTCATAATACTTATGCCTTTGCCCGAATAATACATAGAAGCGGACATCACGCCGGAGACCGGGCCGCATACCCAGCACCGACTTGCAGAACTCATGCAGTTCAAGAGTACCTTGATATAAGTTTCGTATATATTCTGGGGTCAGGATATCAACATTGACCAGGGAGGATGCGTTAAGAAAAAAGGTTTGTCCGCGGCGCAATTTGCGCAAGGCCCGATCATAATAATCTATTTTCCTTTCCAGACGCGCCAGCACGGAGTGACTGGGATTGTCTTTCTTCTGCTCGCGCAGTTGCTTCAACAGCAGCCCGTTCCGTTCAAAAGCCGCCTGTACAATCAGAATTATACGGTCTGGATCCATATTGGGTGCATAACGGAAATACCAGTCATATTCCCCCTCGTTGACATCCGGCATATCAGTGGTGATCGTCAGACCAAGAAACAGATGCGATGCCCCGTAAGTGAGAGAATCGCCACGTAGAACAGGCATGGCACGGTTCACCTTCTCGTCCTTGTCATATTTTGACTCGTCATAAAACAGATGGACCACCGATTTGCCGGCAAGCAGTGAAGGGTTATCCAGCGAACCCATAAAAATAACACTGCCATTCCAGAAGGAATAGCAGTTCCGGTAATCATTGACAATTATGGAGCATTTCGCCTTCCAGGAGACTGGCGGTTCCTTTCCACGGATATAATGCACCCCCTCGTACAGCCCCATCATTTCCCATCCCTTCTGTACGGCGGGCATGATGTTGTCCTTCAGATTGGCATAAGTGTTGGCGACAAAAGCTAAAGGCGCACCGGGCATTTCCCAGATACACCTGTATGAACGTCTGGACTGTATGACCGTACTCTTGGACATACCACGCCCGGCTATGACAACCAGAATGGTCGTATCCACGAAATCGGTCAGCATCTGGACATTATGGCTGAATTTTACATCCACATCCTCATCATTCGCTATCTTCCTCGCTAAATTCCTCGATATCATAAATCATACGTTTTTTCAAATCAAACTTTCTTATCCGTGCGTCCTCTTTCAGATTATCACGCACAGCAACAGGTATCTCCGGTATCGAGTCGATGAAACCCTCCAGTTCCTTTCTATCAATGGCGGGAACACCCAGATCCTCACGGCTGGCCGTATAGATATCAACCTTTTTCTGGTTTAGAAGCTCTTCCGGTATCTCCGCCTGTTCCTTCCTGAAGCATCTGCGGTATTCACCGGCAAGTTTCAACAAGGCCCTTGCCTCCTTGATCTTGCCGGCCAGGAAAGCGGCGTCCGCCCACTTCTCGGCACGCTCGGCATACAGGGCAGCAAACGCCTCCGGACGGATGTTGTCTTGGGTATAGAAAAAATTGATGCTGTCATTATACACCTGCCGGGCCATCCAGTCGGACAGGCTGTACGGTTCCGACTTCAGCAGCCTGATTATTCCTGCCTTTGTCACCATCCTGCCGTTAGTGAAACGCATCCTGGCACGCAGACCACGTACCATCTCCATTAGAGAGAAATACTCCCTCTCTTCCGGACGCAAAGAATCCAGCGTTCCGGTGGAAAGAATGCGCTGGATCTGATTCAGATCAACCTTTTCAAAGTCCACTCTTGAAGGTCTGACCGGCAATTCACTCATATTCATCCATATCTTTTAACAGATTCTCAAACAAACGGCGTTCCTGGATCTCCGTTAGCAGCTTAACGGCATCAATATTCCCGTCCTCAGCTGCTTCGTGCAGCTTTATCTCGGGAGCGGCCCGTGAGACAAGCACGCCTTCACGGATCAGCCCTCGAATGGTGGTTCCTGGAATACCGGCGTCATATACAAAAAGAAAGCATTCAGAAGCGTCAAGACCAAGATAGGCGGCAATATCCTCCGGCGCATAACCTAAAGAGGCCATGCGGCGAACATCATTTTTTTGCTCTCCAGTTAGAGCCAGGCTGTCAGGGGGAATATCATTCATAAGATAATTTGTTCAAACATTCTTCTAGGTACGCCAACTCGCATTTTTTTGCAGACAGTAAATGGGCAAACTCGCCACGGTCACAAGGGTGGGAGAAACGCTCCATTTTCAGGAGTAGCCCATTGATCCCGTCCTCCAGCGTCCCCTTCCGAAATATCAGTTTTTTTTTCTGTTTTCCAGTTCCTTCTCGGCGGCCGATTTCATAGATTCCCATTTATCCACTGCCGCCAATGCCTTCGCACGTTCCTCCTCACCTTCAACGGTTTCAAGCTTCTTCTTCCATTTGGACACGTTGCTGGCCGCATTCTTACGGATATTCATCACCTCAAGATCACTTTTGTTGGAAAGCTCGTCAGAAGCTAGATAGACGGCAATACGGGGATGTTTCCCGAGCAGCGCATGATTGTCACGGTAATATTCCAACTCCTCCCAGATACTCCGGTCCTCCAGGTAATTCTCCACAGTTGTTTTGGCTATGGCAAACGCCTGTTCCAGCTCAACGTCATCCGGCAGTTCCCCCAGTTCCCTGAAAGTTTTTAGATAAAGGTCATAGGCCGTGAACATATCGGCAACCAGTATTTTCAGTACATCCGGACAATCCGGAGAGTTGAGGAAGGGGAAACGGTCACGGAAACGGATCACATTTTCCACAACCGGGGTGACAGGAACATTCACTGCGATTTTCTCAGCCTTGATCTCTTCCACCACTATAGAAGCTGAAGATATGTGGGGAGAGTCCACTGCCTTCCGTTGCATTGTCCTGAAAGCCGTTTCCGAAATTCCGGCAAGCTTGCGCAGTTCCTCCATCAAGGTGGCACGAAGCAGGTCTGTTTCGGCATTCCGCCGGAAAGTGGCTTTCAGCATCAGATTAAGCCCGTACTCCTCGTACAAAGCAATCCCCTCACGATACGGACGGGGACCGCTCAGATAAGCAATAATTTTTTCTTTCATACGATAAAATTTACAATGTACCATACAAAGAAAAAGCCCGGCAATTGCCGGGCAAAAGACAGGTCGAATAAAAACAGCTTTCAATAAGAAAGTCTGAGTGAACCTATTTTTTGAGAAATGTCTTGCAGCGCATGATTGAATCTGTCCAACTCCTCTTTCAGTTCCCCATGGATGTGGTGAACACTGTTAATACTATATTGCCGCATCTGATCAAAACTGCGCCACCTCGTAATACTTGAAGAAATAATACAATGCCACCTTATGCCATTTGGTCAGGTCCTTGTCTCCGGAAAGTATGGACGATACCGTACATTTGTCAATCCCGGTATAATTACTCAGGTGCTTGGCCTTCAGCCCTAATTTTTCCATACGTTTCTTGACCCATTCGACAGTAATGCCGTCAATATCCTTGCGATCAAAATTAACAGCGGAAACTGTCAGTTTCCAGTCTTCCGGAATCTCACCTTTAAACATTTCCCGGACACGCTCGTGAAGTTCCTTTTTGGAAAGGAACTGTCCATTCACCAGATCCTTCTGCTCCGCACGGACAATCAGACGGCTTTCGGAGAAGGAAACAATTTCAATTACAATATGCGCCATACGTGCATACTGTCTGGCAAACTCATCAAGTCTCTTTTTAACCTCTGGAGAAAGAGGAAGTAAATCCAAATTTTTCATACTGCATCAATTTACGATTGATTATCGGAATATTTGTTTTTAATCTGTAAAAGGAAGGGCCGAAGCCCTTCCCGTCACAATTTGACAAGTCTTAAATGCGTCAGGTCGAAAATCGCGATCTGCCTGTTTTCACGTCCGAAGCGCTTGGCTGCTTCCAGATCTGTGAAAATCCGGATGCTGTCGAAATAAAACTGTCCGTTTTCTTCATTCAGCCATCCGCCGACTTTCCTTTCGTGCTCTAAAGCATGGTTAAGAACTCTTCTCAGACCATCTTCCCCGAAACTGTCCTGAGTTTCAAGATAAGCGACTGAGATGCCTTTTGTGACCTTTTTTAAGGTTGTAAGGTCAACCGTGAACCCTTCCGGGTTCTGTCTTGCTATCTCCTGGATAGCCTTGAACAATTGTTCCATAATTAAAAGAACTTATGCGGACGTCACCCGCGTTTGTTATGACACTGCAAATATACGAAAAAGTTTGTTACTAGCAAACTTTTTCGTGTATTTGAATAATAAAAAAAAGCGGAACCGAAGCCCCGCTTTCCTGAAATAATGAAACCTCACTAAAATAAGAATATGACTTATGCCTGATAACGACTCTGCTCAATCCATGTACATGTACCGGAACCGGATTCAAAAGCCTGAAGGGTTATCTGGCTGCCCGGACTAGCGGTGAAGGTTTCTCCGCCACGCAGCAGGAACTGGCCGCCGTGAGCAATTGTCGGAGCCACGCCTGACGCTACACCCAGCAGGGTCATCACTGCACCATGCCGTCCGCCGGTCACTTTATTTATTTCCGCTTCACCACCCTGAAGCTGATATTGCCCTTCCGCCGTAAACGGGATGGTAGTGGCAGACGCGCTCACACTCGCCACCGGTTCTTCCGAAGGAACAGTACCCTTATAAATGGCGATGTCATCCCCTTTACTGATCTGGGTAAAAGTGAATTCAGAGGAGTTGGCATCCTTGTTACCGGTATAATTGACTCCCATCTGCATGGGATTGCAGGGAGAACCGAACAGATCCTTGTCCTGACCGTCACAGTAGCTCATTATCACGATACATTTCCGACCGAGCCAGTTGGTCTTGAACTCACGGACCGCCTGCTTGTTTCCCGGATGGTTCCCCTTGACCGTAGGGGTGAAACCAAGTGCGTCAGGATCTCCGTCTGTATTGCTTGTAACCTCCACGGTACCGGGAGTGAAATAGATGTCAGTAGAATAACATCCAGGCTTCAATTGTATGTTCTCGGTCATCAACACACCGGCCGAGTCACGTGCCGGGAACACCAGAATATCATCCACATCAATGATACTCATCATGTCGCGCGGGTTGATCCCTTTACCCGGATTACCTTCCGGGCGCTTCACTGCTCTTTTAACGTATGCCATAATTATAACAATTTAAAATGAAAAACAGGGGCGGATTACTCCGCCCGTAAATTTAACCACGTGCCACCTCATAGAATTTGCCACCTGCATAAGTCAGCATGATAAATTTGCCGGCGCTGAGCGTCATGGCATCAGTCAGGACAAAATTACCACTATTATCGATAGTGGACGCATTCGTATTCCCGGCCCCGTGAATGGTATACACCTCACCTTCCACCGCATCTGTGAAATTCGTGATTGCCGTCGCTTTGGTATTGGTTCCCGTTACGAACACCGTGGCACCTTCCAAGGATGGAGTGGTTGCATCGTTGGCGAACTGTAATGCACCGGAAGCTGCCGTATCACGTCCGATTTCGATGAATTTCCCGTCAGAACGTTTCATCAGACGTATGGTGTCCCCTTTCTTCGGTATCCAGTCGGCACTGATCAAGCTGAACTTATCGGATTTGGTGATCTTTACCCCCTTGTCCTCGCTGCCACACTTGATGGTGACAATCTTACCCACTTCGGCGTTCTCAATATCCGTAATGGTGAACAGGCTGGTGTTGGCCACGGTCTGTACACTGGTATGCAGGGCTACGTTCGGGTTTTTGTCCTTCTCCCCGTCAATGAAGGAAGATGCAGGCCGGTCATACTCGTTACAGAAGATCATCTGGCGGCTGCCGTCCATATCCTCTTTTTTCGTATATTTGAAACCTACCGCACGCGCCCAGATGGATTCCTTCCACAAGGACCATACCTTAAGCGTCCAGTCTTGTTGTTCCAAGCTGAAATTTGTCATTTCACCGGCCACATGCTCGAAGCATTTGATATTGCCCTCCATCGTCCAGAAAATACGCTGGTGATTGTCTGCGTTCGGAATCGGAATCAACTTCACAGCCGGATATTCCTTAACGTACATCATATTGGCCTTGTAATCCTGGTTCACACCATAGTGCAGCTCGTTGTATTTGTGATACCATACTACCATATAGCTGGGAAGATACAGGGCCAGCTGCCCGCTGTCACGGTACACGGCAGGAATCATTCCCGTACCCTGGAACAGTTTCTCACCGATATTGGCTTCCGTGATCTCACCCAGCACAAACGGCTTGATCTGGTAAACGGTCTTCCCGTTATTAATGTCAATGAAACCGTCAACCTTCTTTCTCAGCCATTCATAAAGCCCGTCGGCCGCTTCCATGGCGCGTCCCGGCTTGTTAAGGTCAGGATCCTTGCGCACGCCGTTGATACGGCGCAGCTCACGCTCGTTATGCAGCTTCTTGGCTGTTTCCGCCAGAATGTATTCAATGAACGACCATTTGATCGCCTGTGATCCTTCCTTGTTGAGAGAGCCGATCCAGGTCTTTTCCAGCTGCTTCAGGTCACGGAACTTATGGGCGAACATGACACTGAACATACGCAATGTCTCGTTGTCGAACTCATATTCACCTTTGGTCACATTGTCGAAATCACTGGAGGTGTTGTCAGCCTGCGAGAACTCACCCAGCCAAATGTTGACCAGAGTGGCCAGATCCTGATATCCGCTCTCCACCGGGAAGATGCTCTCGATACTGGGGAGCTTGGTCAGGAATGACTGCAAACGGTCCTGCCAGCGGATGCGGTAGAACGCACCAAGGTCCTCCTTCAGACGGCCGTAATCCACGGAACTTTCCGCACGGACCTGAATATTGATTCCCTGACTTGCGAGCAGAGCGGCACGGGCACGCATGTTATACGGACGATCCAGCGCGAACATCTCACCCTGCATACCTCCAAGCTGCTTGTCATCATCCAGGTTGAAGGCACCGGCACCCGTATTTTGTTTCAGACCGGCACCCGCACCATGGTCCGGCTCCGGCAATGCGCTCAGTACCGAAATCTTCTGCTTCAGCTCCGCTATTTCGGTATCTTTCCGGGTGATGGCCTGCGTCTTTTCCCCGTCTGTCTTTCTTATTGCATCCAACTGCTCCTGCAAGGAAGCCATTTCGGATACTTTCTGCGCCAGCAGACCACGAATCAGCGCCTCTCCCGAGTTCTCAACAGGACTGGCCTGCGGTTCCTCATCCTTAAAACCATTTTTCAACGCTTCCCCGAAAGGAGTAATGAACCTCTCATCAAAGCCAAGTTCTTTCAGCTTGGCTACATCATCGGCATCGAGGATATCCTTGTCCTCAGCCTTCTTCCACTCCTTCAGCCCCAGCAACCCGAGGATTGCGCCGGCGAAGGTGGACATTTTAGAATACTTTCCCATAAAAATAAAAATTTAAAAGATTTGATTTGTCTTGTTGATGACGGACTGCGCCAGAATCCAGCGCGCAGCTCCCTCCAAAGTGTTATAACCGTCTGCCAGTCCTTCCCTGACCGCTTCATCACCCATAAAGGTTGCCCCGCGGAACACGGGGGAGTCCTTGTCATAAGCGATGGAAAGGTTCTCCGAAACAGTCCGGCAGAACATCATGTGCAGCTTTGACAGCTTTTCCTTATAAGGTTCCTCGTTATTGTTTTCCGCAATCTCCCGGTGTTCCCTGTTTTTCAAATCGGCCGAATCCGGGTAAATCTCCCGATAATCGATTCCTTCTTTTTTCAAGGCCTCCTTGGCATTATAATAGGTACCCACAACACCGATACTACCCACCTCGCACATCAACGAGCCAAGAAAGCGCTTGTCTGCGGCTGATGCCAGCCAAAAATGTGCGGAAGCACAAGCTCCGGCAATGTAAGCGACTACGGGTTTGGGACATTCGGATATCATTTTTGACGCATTGTCCAGACCGGTAATCATTCCCCCCGGTCCATTTATCCACAAAATGATGCCTGCAATACGGTCATTAGCTGCCGCCTGTGCAATATATTCCTGAAGGCGGAACGTCTCCCAGGAATAGAGCGTCCCTTCCAGCACAATAACGGCAACCGAATCGGAAGGAAGACCGCTGTCTTCCAAATTCCACCGCCCCACAAAATTCAGATCCGATGCGTATGCGGTCACGGTATCTTTTTCAAAAAATGCCTCTACCTCCTTAAAATTGCCGGAATGTATTGAAGGAAGGATCAGTGAGACCAGATTGTAATAATCCTCTCTAGCCATGGCCCATTTTTCATTGAATATTAACTGAATACGATTCATCCGTTCTTTTTTCCTGCAAAATAAAGAACAGATCCATCCATGAACAAGGACACGGAGAAGCGGTCATCACACCCGGTCATGAAAAGACCGTTTTTCCACATAAAAACACCTCCAAAAAGGACATGGAAAGGACAAAAAGACACGCTACGTTACATAAAATTATCTGTGTTTATATTCCCGAACGGAGGTTTTACGGCGCATCTTCCGCCGCCAGCGCTGGTAATCTTTCAGAAGTGCTTCCACGCTCAGACTCTCAATGCAATACTTCCGGAGAAAGTACCAGGCCGAATTGATGTAGTCTATACCATAGACATGTTTGTTTTCATCAAACAGGTCATGAAGCTCCGCACGCATCATTGTGTTTATCTTCCTGGAAAGTATTTTGGCTCCCCTCTCGCCTATATAATTATAGGTAGCCAAAGGTTTGCCACCCGGAAGGTGTGCCTCTCGGCGCTCCGGCAACACAAGCTCCAGATTTCCGCTATCCACAGGGCATCCGGCAGGACGTTTCTGCAAAAGATCATAGACGAAATGGTACAAATCAAGATCTGAAGGCAGGCGGACTACCTTGCTGTCCGGGGTTCCATACTTGCCTATTAGATATTCGGCTAAATAATTTTCTATCGTTATCTTAGTGGTAATCATATACTTATGTGTTTATACAAAAGTAATGATTTAAATTGAGATAGTCAAAGAACAACCGGCTAAAGATGGACTGGCTTCCAAAAGAATCATGAAGGCCGTTGCAACACCCCTTGAAAAACAAAGGGGGGATTTTCGTGCAACCGTACGATCTGATGATTAATATTATTGTAATATATTGAATATCAATATATTGTACACTGCACAATTCGCGCACGATTTTCGTACGAAATGTAAAACCACGCACAAAAAGCCATAAAATACGTTTTTGGACAAATCGAACGGAATCGTGCAAAAATCGTGCAGACATAAATATTTATATATCAATATATTATAATCAAAAAAAACGCAGTTGCACGATTGCACGAAAATTTCTTCATTTTTTATAAGGGTATATTTCTTAAAAGTTAAAAAATAAAAAAAAGAATATATAGGCCGCCCGTTTTCGAACAGATCGCACGATTGTCCAAAATGTTTTTTCTGGGGAAAAAGGGGTATGAGGGGAAACAAAAAAGTCCGGAAAACCGGACTTTTAAACTATATGTCTTCAGGATAAAATGCCTGCGTTATGAATTCGTATTCCCGGGGGAGCGACCGCACGCCCACAATAACACACAAGCCTCTGGCAGCCATTTCATAGAGCCTCTGGTTGGTCACAGGGGAGTTCCTGAAGTTATACTGGGCGCACATCACGAAATAAGCCGTGGACAGGTCACAAGAATAAAGATCCTCCTGTATCAGCTTGGCCGCATCACTAGGTATCAGGGCAAAGCCCAGCCTGACCGCAAGCCTTGAAATCATCTGTCTGCGTGTCCGGACATCAGGACATACCGCCACAAAAATTTTATTCTCTTTTTTCAGCATATTGCTTCCTTTTTATTTGCATATCTCACTAAAAATCACTAACTTTACAATGATATAAATTGGGATATATCATACATTTCTATCCGAGTAGAAATGCCTGTAAGGGACCGCAGGCCGCCAGGCCGGACAACGCCGGATCTCACTCCTGTCATCAGAAAACTCCAGCAATGCGTCATTAATGCTCTTGTGGAACAGCTCCTCTATGATACACATTTCGGCCACATCCATGAACAGTTCCAAAGAGCGGGCTGTGCAGTGCTCGGATACAATGATGGATCCTCCCTCGGGAATCCGGAGCAATAACTCCGTCACCCGGTCATAAAACCTTTTGAAACGACCCGGATCACGCCCGGCCAGAGGCATTACCTTTTCCAATATTTCCTGATAACTTCGTGCCATGTCAGTAGTCCAGTCTCAAATTTCCCGGAAGATCAGGATCCAAGGGATCTTCTCCCGGTTGTATGATCTCCTTGCCGGTACCGACCGTGAAATACTCCACTCCGCCGGACTTGTCATCCACGACAGGACGTCCGTCCTTATCGACCTGATAGGGGAGTCCGGTCTTGCTGTCATATTTCTGGGGGTTAAACACAAAACCTTTCCATTTGCAATACATGACGAATTTTTTCTTGAATGAGGCAGGGGTATTATATTTCCGCTGGGCCGGATCATACAAGCACAAGGCGTCGAACAGCTCCTTCTTCACCAGGCGGCAACCGATATGCTCCGGTGCAGAGAAATACTCGTCAGCCCAGGAAATGAAGGTTTCCCCGATCTCCTGCCGCAGTTTGCGCTCCTCAAGCCGTTCTCCAGGAGCTTGGACCACACCGAACGTCAGATACAGTTGGATACAGTTGGCCAGCAGGTTCCAGCACAGGTTCCACTGGTCAAAATCCCACTCGGTAAAGAACAACGCTCCGAAATCGTCAACCGGTTTGTGGCTTTCATTATAAAAATCGGAAAAGGCCAACAGCCACTGGCGATCCGTGAAAGAGGAGCCGGTTCCGCGGATGGCATGGTTCGTGGCAATATAGATTTTGGGAGACTGCGAGAACGACAGCGTGATACGCCGCCCTCCCTTATAGTTAACACTCCAATCCCCGGTAATGTTTGGAAACAGAAACTCGAAGTTGAAGTTCTGAAGCACATCATCAATAAACACCAGCTTGGTTTTCTCCATCACGTCATTCCATACAAACTGGTCTTTGAAGATGTCGGAGTTCTTTCCGGGAATATAGGCTATAGGCATGACGTTCCTCATGAGTTCCCCTATAAGGGACTTTCCGGAACGCCCGTTTGACTCGCCGACCTCCGACTGCTTTCCATCCATACCGATCACCGCACGCGCCACATTGGAATCCTTCGCTTCCATCAGCATGTACCCGATGGCGCACAGTTTGGAAAGCAGATGGATATGGTTCTCGTTCTCCTCCTCGGGAGTCACCTCGCCGCTTTTCTTCCTCCATGTGAAATTGCTGGCATTGATCAGGAATTGCAGATAATGGCAGCGGTGTCCGTCTTCGGTCAGCTCATAGGAATACGTATCAGCGTCCTTCCTGAAGGTGACAAGCTGTTTTCCCAGATATTTGGCCGGATAGTCACGTCTCTGCTCCTCCCAGATATGATGTGAGATATTTTCATAGCCCATTTCCTTTACGCTGTCACGGGTGACCAGCCAGCACGATTTATCGAAATAGAAATACTGGCCGTCCCGGGAAGGCTTAATGAAATCGGGCTGTATGTACTCCAGCAGTGATAGCTTGTCCGGTCCCACATACTGCGACACCCCCTTGATCAGCATCTCGTTCACTCCCACGCAGCAATTATGCTTGGCGAACTGGAACAGGTAGTCCCGGACGTCGCTCGCCTCCAAGGACCTAACCAAGGGAGGTTCCAGATGGATGAACAAGAAACTCTTGTCCTGCCTTCTCAGGCGCCCAAAACCACGGTTCTGTAAAAAGTTCTGGGAATTCACGTAACAAAACTCATAATCCGATCTTTCGTTATCTTTCCCCTCATTCCTCTTGACCACACGCCAGAACTGCTCGTCCGCGTCAAAGGGCTGAGCCGATACGACCTTGCCATCCTCATCGAATTTCCAGCGGTAACGGTTGAAAAGGAATTCCGGAAGATTCTTCAGCAGATCCTTGTGGCGCTCTGCAAACGCCTCATGGGAGTGAAGACACCAAAGCTCCATCAGCCTGTGGTCAGTGAAACCGGTAATTTTAAACATCTCTACATACTGGCCGGAACCCTTCTTATCATTACAGGCATAATCAAAATCCGCGGCCAGCTCGTCCTCTTTTCCCAAAAGAGTATTGGCCAGCAGGTCATCAAGCCCCTTGTCCCCTGCATCATTTTTGCGGATATGCCCTACAAATATCTCCAGATAGATGTCACGGTTCTTCAGACTACGCATATACTCCTTGAAATTCCTGGCAGCGGAATAAAAGTTCCTGGGACGTTTCTCAACCGGATCGTTTATCTTGATATTACTTGAGATATCATCCCAGTCCGAATCAAAAACAAATGCCACCTCCCTGACCTGGCAACCGGTGACAATCCTGACGAAATCCTCCGGTAGCGAGCCATTATTTCCCAGATTCTGTATCCCTGACACGGCAATGGACGGGATGCCATGCTTGCACGCCTTCTCCGCTTTCTTTTCGCCCTCCTGGATATACAGGCGGTCTATCCTCGTACCGCTCTTGAAGGCGGTGCGTATTTTTTCCGGAATATATATAGGAGTACCGGACCCCCGCGGCGATTTGTATTTGAAAGGCTTCCCATCCTTGTCCAAATGCATTTCCGGGAACTGCCAACGAATGCGGTAGTATTCCTTCATCTCCCCGGCCGCCCTGCGCTTGTTATCCTTCTGGACATAACGGACAGGAAGACCGTCCAGATCATAATATTCTATGATGACATCATCCCCCTTGGCCGTCAGCATTCCCCGCTCATCAATCGTTCCTGGTTTGAAAGTACGGCACTGGAACACGGATTTCGTATCATCGGTCTTGTACACACTGGCGGTCACATCCTCGAAAGTCAGTCCCGAGGCGGCCAGCATTCGGGCGCAATAAGAACCCGTATCCAGCCCTTTGGCAGCCTTGCTTCCCTTCTTCATCTTCTGGACCGGTTTCCCAGCCGGTTTGTCCGGATGGGGGTCCAGCAGCACACAGAACTTCTTGGCAAGGTATTCCAACGCATCTGTATAACCGTATCCTTCGATATTCATCAGATACGACACGGCACCCTCTCCGCCAATCTGGCAGGAGAAGCACTTGAACAGATTCTTGCCGGGGCTGACCGTGAATTTCTTCGCGCTTCTGCACTTGGGGCATTCGCAAACATAATCCTTGCCGGATTTTCTCAGTTCCCGGAAATCCTGCACAACGTCAAGCAACCTGCCGTCCGACGCTGATTTTATCCTTGATATTTCGTTTTCATTAAAATACATAACAAATAATTATATAAATAAGCCGCAACTTCATAAGACAACACAAAATTACCGGATTGCAGCAACCCGGAATGGACCGGAAATGATGATGTTCCCGGAACACTTTGCACCTTTCAATTCATTGACATCTTGTCTCGGTTCACTGTTTTAGTCCTTTCGTACTCCAGCAGAGCGGACGTCACCGCCTTCCGAAAGTTCTCATTCACAGCTATTGCACCATAAAGCAGCCTATGTAGTCTTGCCCCCTTACAACTGGAAACATGTCCGGCAAATATCTCATAACCCTCCCCAGTATCCTCTTCTGACATTATTGTACAGGAAACATGTAAACCGGTCTCCTTACTTTGTTCCAGTATAAAGGAGAGAAAAGCCTTTATTTCAGTTTGTTTATTCTTGGAATTCATAATCTTATATCTAGTGTATTCATTTTTAATCTGTTATAAATTAAAAAGCTCATTCATTTCTTGATAATCTATGCAGTTTATAGGGATATATAAATCAGGGTCGTCTAATTTGATGTCAGGTCCCCAACATTCTAGTTGTTTTGCGCAATCAATACAGAAATATTCTTCATTTTCCATTTTATTCCTTTCTATTTAGTTTTAAATATTAATCTTTTTCGATGAAAGTGTTAGTAGTATTCAACACTCCGGCTGAATCCCGATTTTTACCATCACGCACAAAAAAACTATCGCTTAACAGCCTTTCATAATCGATTTTATTCATAAGAATAACACTCGAATTGCCATCTATATACAGTTTGCATTGCAGGTATTGAGTTCCTTTTACTTCCTCAATTACGTCTATTTGCATTGTTCTTTTTTTACTCATATCTGTTCCTGTTATTAGTTAATTACCAATCTCCACCATCATTTAATATGCCATCAATAGTAGTTACACTATTTTCAATGTTGCTGCCTCCATATTGCGTAAATTCCGGTGTAGGATTATCTTCCGTATCTCCGTGCATCATTACATGTAACGCTCCGCTTGCACTGTAAAGCCATAACCGCTTACCATCCTTTTCCCACTTTTTTGCAAGTCGTTTCAAAGAGTCAATCAACTTACATTCTTCGGGAGTACATTCTATCCCGGCTTCTGTTTGATATTTGCTCATATCTTATCTATTTTGAATTATTTTTTTATAACTACCGCCATTGTACTAATGGAAGTGCCACTCTCTTTAAACTCCCCCGCGCTGATTTCAAACACTTCTCCATGTACTTCTTTCAGCCAGTTGCGGAAATCAATACATTTTTTTTCCGAAGCGAATTTCCAATGTTGGCTGGTTATTGCCGCAAGCGTGCCGCCTTCTTCCAATCGATCATACATAAGCCTGACATGCTCTATATCCTGATTGCCGGTAAACGGAGGATTTGCAATAATCTTAGTGTAACTACCTACACTGTCTTTGGTAAAGTCTTCATCAAGCAATATTACGTTGCTAAGGGTATGAAGAAATTCTCTGTTTTCCGGCATCAGTTCATAGCATTCCACTGTTACGGAAGGACAAGCCCTATGAATGGCTTTAATGAGAGCACCGCGGCCGGCACTCGGCTCCAGTACCGTATCATCCTCATATATCCCTCCGGCAAGCATAACCAGCCAGTCGGCAACATCGGCCGGAGTTTCAAAAAACTGGTAATCCTGCTGTAGGTTGCACCGTTTACCCTCTTTCAGCATGGAAAACACACGCTCCGGATTAAACGGGAATGTGAACCCTTGTATCTTCCCACCTTGCCATGAGCCGCCGGCTTCTTCTATCCACTTCTTTGCTTCGGCATAAGATTTTTTATTGAATTGAACTTGAGGAAGTTTGAGGATATTATTCTCAAGAGTACAATGTTTCAGTATTTCTTCTACATTCCATTTTTTACCTTCGTCAGCCTGTTTCTTTTTTTCCCAAATCGGAGCGTCAGGTGCTAACAGTGAAGATATTTTCGTTATAACCATATTACTCGCATCCATGAAAGTATTAATACAGGAAAGTGCTTCCATAAGAAATTCAGTATCAACATATCCAGCTGCGTCATAAATATCTATACATTCAGTCATATTCGACAATTCATTGAGCTGATCTACACTACCACGTAACATTTTTATTAAAGTCTCTTTGTTGTTCATCATAACTTTTCTGTAAATAAATTCTTGTTGTATCTACACTACCATGACCGAGAAGGTCTGCTAATTGAATTATATCTTTAGTTTTCTTCAGGAACATTTTAGCAAAGAAGTGCCGGAAGGCATGAGCGTGCATTTTTTTTGAATCGATACCACAATGTTTACCCCATGCTTTCAGGTGTTGTGAAAAACCTCTCTGAGTCAACGGTCCGTATCTCCCGACAGCAAGAGTACCGGACTTGCCTGTCTCCTTTATATAGTCCTTCACCTCCTGTTGTAATTGCTTCTGGAAAAAGAAACGCCGATACTTGTTTCCTTTCCCTTTCAAAACAACCTCGCCAATTGCTATATCCTCCCATGTGAATTGCTGAAACTCCGAGAGCCGGGCTCCTGTAGTACCCAATACCTTGATGAAGAAATAGTAATCCTTGTTGAGTTTTGTTTTCAGATACTCCAGTAACCGATTATATTCATTCTCGGTAGGAACATTAGAAATATCCAGCTTACGTTTCATTTTAGGTCTCTTTAATTCTATCGGCTTTTTCATCCATTTAGAGAACTTCTCAATGGCTGTAATACGTAATCGGATGGTAGCAGGAGAGAGCTTCGCCTCTTCGAGGCTTTTTATAAACCTCCTGCAATTATCCATGTTTACCTCATTGGCATACTCGAAATACATTTTTATGGATGTGTAATATATATCAACAGTATGAGATGAATAATCATTGTTATCAGTCAACCATATTATGAAATCATGGAGTAGTTTCTTATTTTTCTCTGAAATGACGTCAAGCTTTTCCAAAGGTTTCACCGTCTTTTCCCTTTTTCCATATCCGATGTTGAGAAAGGATAATAGATCGCATATAGCTGAACACATTAATGAATGACGCACCATGACATCAGCATTTTCACGTTTGTAATTCAAATAACCACGGCGGTTCACTTCTTTGGCCATCTCTAAAAAATCCGTGACATGCTTGATATATTTCCCGATAGTATCATAAGTCCTTCCTGTCGTGTATATGTAAGAAATATAATCAGTTAATATCTTCTGTCTGTCACTATTCATGGTTATTTATTTCTTTTTTTTTGATTTAATCTTGATTGGATTGTTTTTGGTACCAGTACCCAACCATTTTAATTGGATGCCATGTATCCGGAGCCAATATTTAAATTCGGACGTGGTTGTCTGTTTCATATCTGTTCCGTTTCGAATCAAACTAGACCAGCCCATTCATTAATCGTAGCATTCAAAGCCCCCATAACAAGCATCTTGTCACTTTCGTCATACTCCATAAGCACCTCCACTGTCCGGTCACCATTACAATCATTGTATTCCCTTCCTGTCTGAATATTGACAGGAAGACCGTTCTCGTGGACTGCTTCAAGCCATGCCTCAAGCAACCCTTTATTCATTTCTATTTTAGCACTTTTCATAATTTCTTACTTTAGCAATAACAGACGATCCATTCTTCTTTATACCAATCTCGTCCAACACCAATACATCAGGATATTTTGTCACCCATTCTGGGAAATAATTTGTTGTCAGAACAACTGTAAAATCACCTTGAAAATAATCCCCTCTGACCAACGCCTCGTAATACTGTAACTGCCATTCCGGGATGTCATCAAACACCATTACATCAACATTTGTATCAATATGTTCCAGGAAACTTTTAAGACTTGATGATCTGACATCATAAAAAACACTACGCTTGTTTTCGCACATTTAAAGTGCCAACTGAGTTTTTCCACACCGAGGAGCTCCTACTAATAGCATTACTTTCATATCATTCACAATTTAAGTTTATCACATTTATTAATTTCTACTACAAGTTATTCACGCTCAAATATTTTCACTCCAGCCACTTCTTCTATCTTATCCTTCGCTAGTTCAGGTATTCGTACCCAACCACTCCGCCAATTATTAAACGTATAAATCGGCACCTTGCATTCATCAGCGAGCCTTTTAGCCATCTCAGATGATTCACATACTGGTAAACTGCGCAAATAGGTTCG